GTTACCTGTTGCGGTGTTGAAATCGGTGGCGATAGTTCCGGCTTCAAGTTGTGCACCCCAAACATCAAACGTAAAAGTTGAGTTAAGTGGTAAAGCAATTACGGTTTCTAAAAATGAATCGGTACCAATAGTTTTACCAGCAACGCTAGGAATGTTTACAGTAAACGAATAACGCGCCCATGATGTTCCAACAGTAAATGATGAAGTCACCACATCTGTCAACGTCGCTGAACCACCAGTTCCAAAATACTGAGTAAACGCAATCTGTCGAGTAAACGCAACAGCGGCCTTAGCCCAAAATGACAACGTCACGGTCTGACCAGCAAACGAACGAACATCTTCAATGCGTTGAGTCAACCCATGTGCTGTTTGTCCAGTGCCAGCAACAGTTTGGTTGACACGCAAAAAGTATGCACTTTCATAACCTGTTACCGGTGCTGCACCTGGTGTGAAAGTTTGTTGTGAAATAGTTTTGGTACCAGCAGTGCCATCAAAAACGTTGTTCCAACGGTCAGCGGTATAAGTGCCTGTGGCTGTCACCGAAAATGATGTGCCACGTTGCCAAATACTAAAATCACCATTCAACAAACGGTTAGAACCAGCACTATTATTTGCATACAACGAAACCCATTTAGAACCGTCATAAATTTCAACAGCATTAGCTTTATCGTTAGTATCCGTAGCCTTCAAAAACGACACCATGCCAGTCGCAACGTTAGCACCCAACGCCGTCGTACGAGCAGCAGCAGTATCAAAAACCATCACAGACTGATCTTGCAAATAGCCTTGAACTTGTGAAGCTGTCAACACAGCACCCGACGTAAAAGATTTGTAACCCAAACCAGCCATAAAAAACTCCTAAAAACCTAGATAGTAGTAGTCTAGCAAACCAAAAACAGCGTCATCCAAAATCAAAAGTTGATAATCAACAGTCTTAAAACGCAACGTGACTATGTGTTGGTTAGGGTCAGCTTTATGTTCGATACCAATGATTTGTGCATACTTTGAAATGGCCGGTGGAACATTAACCGGTGTGTATTTGATAAGACATTTACCACCCAACTCCAAACCTAAAATGGCGGCCTGTTCATCATCTGTAGAATCACCCATCGAAATGTCTACAGCTTCAAAACGAAACTCTGGTTGAGCGTATTGCGCCACCAACCATTGAGCCAAACGAGCAGCCTGGTCATCACCAGCATGCAACGTTGTTTCAGAAATGGCACGCGTACCATACGTTTGAGCCGACACAGTATCAACAGCAACTTGTGGCGTACCACCTTGACGTGTCACCGTCACCGAGTTATACAACAACTCTGAACCATAAATAATGTTCATCGACTGATAACCAACACCCGTATTGTCATCAGCTAAAGTAACAATCGCACCCGAGCCAGTTGTGCGAGTAGCATCATAAAAAGTTGCTTTAGCATTTTTATCAACAAAAAATGCACCATCTTCAGACAACTCGATTTCTTGCAAATAACCTAACGCGTCAACCGTGTTATCGACCGTTTCAGCAGCCAACAACATTTGCCCTGCATCAATAGTGCGAGCCAACGGGTCATACAAAACACCACCAGAATCCAATACACGTTTTACACGCACACCCGAATACTCTGAAGGGTATGTTGCAGCAGTCAACTTTTGTTGTGACAAAGCAGACAAATTATCGTAAGCGTTACAAACAGCAGTGGCTTGCCCATCCGTTGAAAACGTCAAATCCCAATCATCAACAATGCCAGTAAACTGCACAACATCTTTAACCGTAATACGGATGTTACGACGGGGCACAATCTGCCCATAAAACGGTGAACTTACAAACGTTGGGTCGAAATAACGTGAACGGTTATTGAACACCACAGTGACATGGCCAGCTTGATAACGATCTAACTCACGCGACTTACCACGACCCAAACTGAACGTCATCGCATAAGCAGAAACGTCTTGATAAAAACCACCAGCTAAAGTGTAAGAACCATCCAACAAACCTTTAGTAGCATCATCCAAAGTAAACCAGTTACCAGGCGCGGTTTCATCAAAACCTAGTTCAACTTTGATTGACGGGTTGGCCATTATGCAGCAGCCCAAATAGCACCATTGGTGCGTTCATACTTTTTCAAAGTAGACACCAACGTTTTAGCAATACTGCCACCATCAGCACCCATACCAGCGTTAACCGTCACACTAATCTGTGTGCCAGCAACACCGGCAGAAGTATTCAACATGGCGTTACCAGAAGCAATTTCACCCATCGCCTGTGACACATCCAATTTGCCAGTCTTAATGCCAGCCGTAAACGCCGTCTTGAATGAGTTACCTAACAACGTAGCCACACGCACAAGCTCAGTATCTTGTGACAACAACCCAGCAATCAAACCCTTAGACACATCAACACCCGAACCATAAGCAACCTGTGCAGCAGTTTCACCAATACCACCAGCGATGTCCGAAAGTTGTGCAGCGGTATCATTCAACGACGCAACACCATTAGCACCCGAATCAATAATTGCTTGAGCAGTGGCAGCACCAGCATCCAAACCACCAGCCACAACCTGTGCAAACAAATCCTTAGACAAACCCATCTGTTGCAACTTACGCAAATTAGCATAAAACGTTTTAGTCTTATCCAAAATAGTTTTGAACTCATCAAACATGCCAGCACCTGGTGTTAAAGCCGTCACATCAAACGCACTCAAAAAAGCATCTTTAGTTGACAGAATCAAATCTTTGGCAGCACTAATTTTGATAGCAATATCATCACGTTGTTTAGCAATACGAGCCAACAAACCTTGTTCACCATCCGCAAACTTTTGCAAATTAGCCAAAGCCGTTTTAGTCAACGCACCAGCATCAAACGCCGTTTTTAGTTTCTCATTAATACCAGCAAAACTTGACACCACACCAGCTTCAATCACACCAACTTGACGTGGCAACAACTCAGCCGGTTTCAAAGAATCAACAAAATCTTTTACAGCACCACTCAAAGTTTTTTTAGCATCAGCAAGTTTTTGTGCAGCAGCCTTAGCAGCATCTTTCAACTTTTGAGCTTTATCAGCAACGGCAGCCGCTTCAGCAGCAACAGTTTCAGGCCGTTTAATAATTGGTGTAGCACGGCCTTCTTGGTGTGTAATAACAGCTTTAGCGTTAGCAAGTTTTTGTGCGTCACCAAATTTATTTAGACGCGCCACTTCATCATCAACGGCTTTATTCCATTCCTTAGAATGGTCTGACATGTAAAACCACGGGTTGATATTACGATCAACAAGTCTTTGTGAAACGATTGACATGGCCGTGGCTACAGTGCTTGCAGAATCAGCCAGTGCTTGAGCTTCAACAGTTACGGGTTTGAACTTAGCGTTTTCAGTTGTTTTTTGTAAGTTGGTTATAGCGGTAGCCGCGTCGTTAGATTGCCAAATAATGCCACCAATAGCCACACCCAAAACAGCAATACCAATAGCCAAAGACACCGGGTTAAAGGCACCCAAAGAAACATCGAACAAAGCTTGTGCTATGGCCGCGCCACGAGTCACACCCTGCAAAACAATTAACGCACCAGCCAAAGTAGACAACACACCAATGTTGTTAGTGATAAAAATAAACAAACCCGAAACGATGTCGCTAAAGACTTTCCACTGAGCACCAACTTTAGTAGTCGGATCTAAAAGCTGTTTGAAAAAGTCTTGAATTTGTGGAACAACACTTACCAACCATTGAGCAAACTGCTGTAATACGGGCAACAACGCCGCACCAACAGATTCTTTTATGTTCTCCAAAGCCAAAGCCATTTGTTGATACGGGTCAGCATTAGCAGCCGTTTGTGCAGCACCAGCAAACTGTTTCTGCAACGCACCCATAGGGTCTTTCAAACCCTTAACATTGATACCAAGTTTTGCCAACCCAGCCGTATTACCCTGATAAGCCTTACCCAAAGCAATCGTCACCGTCGACAACTCTTTACCAGTACCAGCCGAAACATCCAAAGCCAAACGAGTCAACTCAGTAGCTTTACCCACATCACCAGTCGCACGAGTTAGCTGCGCAAAAGCCGGTCTAATGTTGTCATCCGCAACCGACGACATTTGTTCCATCGACGCAATCGCTTTATTGACTTCACCAATTTGTGCAGTCGTCGCACCAGTCGTAGCTCTAAGTTGACGTTCCAACATGACTTGTGATTTAGCATCTTCAGTGGCCGCTTTAGCAGAATCCGCCAAAAAAGAACCAACAGCTGCAACACCAACCGTGGCCGCCGCAATCTTAGCAAAACCCTTCAAAGACTTTGTAGCGTTATTGATACCGCTATTATCAAAAACGGATTTTAGTGGAACAATAATAGCCATTACAAACTCCTATTAACTACACGATAAGCAGCGGCCAAAACACGGTTGATAGCGTGTTCAACACCTGGCAAAGCTTTTTCAGCAGCCGGCCACACCAACCTAGAAGCCTGTTTACCAAGTTGGCGAATCAAACCCTGCCCCTGCCCATTTTGTTTAGCACGAATCGTACGCCCATTACGTTCATACGAACGCCCATAACCTGGTGTAGCCTTAGCACCCTTACCAATAAACCTGCCAGACTTACCAGCCATATCCACCACAGAAGCCAACGGACTATTAGTTTTTACAGACACCAAAGAAGTTGTGTCACTGTTACGCGACGACCTAGTGCGAAACGACAACGTAGTCGAGTTGAACGGTTTGCCCTGATTGAACCCCATACGCCCGTTAGCGCGCATACCAGACAACGGTGTGAACGTAGACAAATTGTTTTTAATAGCAACCTGTACCGGCTTACCAATCGTTTTCACGTCACGCACCAATTGTTTACGCAACATCGGATCAATAGCCTTCAAACGTTTCTGCAACTCACGAGCATCACTAACAGTCAGACCATTAGCCACACGCTGTTCCAAAATGACGTTCAACATACCAAACTCCTAATCTTTCCAATTCTACCGCCAACAAGAAAAGCCACCCCAAAGGATGGCTTCTCTCAATTTGCAGTATTCTTAGCGACCAAATACCGACCCATAGTCCACAACATGCGTTCATCTAACAGCAATAACTCACGCGGGCTAATCCCTGTTTCACAAGCAAGAGCAGCCACAAACCAATGCGCCGAACTCTCACCCAACCCTTTTATTTTGGGTCAATCTCCGACGGGTTGATCATCGAAACAAGTTCAGTCCAGGCATCAAAATCTAACGCTGTAGCTTTAGTGCGAAATTCAGCACACCAAGCCAAAAACAGTAGGTGTGTAAAACGTGTTTTCTTTTCCAACTCAACAACCGAAATGTCAAATTTGGTTTCAAACTTTACAAGGTCTGAAGCCAAACAAGAAACTTCTTTCGAAGTGCCATCCAAGAAATCAATGCGTAGGTTGATTTTCATGCTTATACGGTTCCGCGTGTAACAGTTCCAGCCAACGGCCAAGTAACTGAGAATGCAGCCAAGTCGCCAACATTAGCAGCAATCGGCTGATAAGCGTTGATAAGAACAATAGCGGTGTATTTCGGGTTCGAAGCCGAAACAGTACCACTGGTAGGGGTGATGGTAACAGTACCTACAGTGTTAACCAAAGGCCAGATAGTCGCGTCGACTGAACCGGCAGCAAAGTCCTGGTAGAAATCAAGTTTGACTGAACCAGAAATTAGTCCACCAACCATAGTTTTGTATGTGTTACCAAAGCTAGTTGTTTCAACTTCGTTAGAAGCAATGTCTAGCGTTACAGCGTGAAGTGATGAAGTTAGGTCGGTTGCGTTCAAAGAAACTTTGAAGTCCGTCGCTACGAATTTTGCC